CCATCTTGTTAATGGCAGCCTGTGCGGTGTTGCTCTCCTTCTGAATGCCGTCAGCCAAGCCGGCGCCACCCAGTGACTTTTTGATTCGCTCAAGTGTAGCGCCAACGTCAGAGCCCGCCTTCTTGAGCGTAGGCGCCATCTCGGCAAACTCGCGCAGAATCTCATTGACGCGCTTCATGTGGTCCTCGAAGGACGAGAACCCAAGAACTTCTACATCTACGCCTAAGCGATCAACTGATTCTGTCATGCTTTCATGGCCGCTTTCACGTTTTCCAAGAACGTATCCAGGCGATTCTGGACGATTGATTTACCAAACTCACGCGCCACAATGCCTCTAGCGGCGGCTCTTGCCGGTTCGTAGTCGAAGTAGGCAACTGCCCGATTGCCGCCAGAGGCATTAGAATACAGCGATCCTGGACGCGTTCTTGAAACAAAGGAGCGATGCATTACCGCATAGCGTCGATCGGTGCCACGGTCGACGTACATAAAAATATCGGCATTCACACCGCGTGCATATATGTTAAAGCGGAGATCTTGATCAGAGTTATTCTCGACCGAGAAGTCCACCTTTGTATTCCAGTTGTCGACAACCTTCTCGTAATCTTCGCACACAAGGTCGGCTGTCTGTTGGGCGACACGACGCAGACTGGTGACAATCTCGTCTGGATTACGCCGCTTTCCCTGTTTGTACGTTACCTTCATTGGCTAGCTCGACCAATCTGCCACGACGACCGCGTGGCGCCGGCTTGTCCTCAGCCTTGCTCTCAACGCCCATGGCGACGGTGCTTACCGCGGCAATAAATTCCTCATTGGTCATGCCGACATAGCGAATATAGACCGCTTCCAGATACTCCTGGAAGATCAGGTCGTCAGCAACGACGCCGTACAAATCGGAATGGCGTCGAATCCGTCCAGGAATTGGATCAGGCGGCAGGGTGCGCATGAGCCGGCAAGAGCACTCGACAATATACATAAGATAGCGCTCGTTGCCACGCCAGACTTCCATGAGGTCGCGCGGGTTCACGTCCTTGCCCGTCGACAAGCGTTCTGCCTTCTCAGGGTCAAAGATACTGGCCGCACGTAGCATATCCGACTCCGCCATGCGGGTTACTTCAACAACAACACCATTGTCTAGTTCAATCGTGGATGGGTTCATTTTGGGCTCTTCCTATTACTATTCTTCTCGGCCTCAGCCTGTTGGGCATCATTGCGGTGCATGTCAATCAACTTGCGCACCCGATTAATCCCAATGACCTCGACCATAAACCGTTTCTCGTACTTGCCCTGGCGCCAGTCAGCCCAGGACATGCCTGAATCGATACATGACTCGTACTCGTCTATCGGCGACACGATCTGATAGGTGCCAATTGTGATAGCCTGGCTACCAATGCCCGTGTCGATACTGTAGCGAGTATGGGCTTCGTCAATGTATTCGCCGTTGCGTAAGATACCGAGCAGCCTGACTGCCTCGCGAATCTCCGCCTCTGTAATTACCGTGGCTGCGATAATGCGTTCCATATCGACGGAGCCACGCATGCACTCGACCGCCAAGTAGAGCAGCGCCAAGTCGTCCGGGTCGTCGAGATTCAGGTTGTCGATCAGATCCTTAGCGATACCGTAACGCTTTACCCGCCGAAACCAGGAGTCGTCCTGCGGCAACGGCGTTAGTAACTTGCATCCTAACCGAACCAGCTCAACGCCGACCATCTCCGATCGTTGCATGGCGACGCGGCGTTGAGCTGCGATATAGTCCGGGTGCATGGGATTGTCCTCCCAGCGGTCCTGCGATTTGATGTACGACTTGGGCACTGGTGGGTCGGGTATGCGGGCTTGCGCACGGCGCAGCTCAAGTGCCGACACTGTGCGGGTTTCAACCTGCGCACCAGACCCAAGTTCGATAATCATGCTTAGCCCGCTGTCCCCAAGACAACCAGAGGGGTATCAGGGTCCGGGTCAACGCCTTCGACGACGCCGTATGCCCACACGAGGTTCGGGTTCTCCTCACAGCAAGCAACCCCGTTGAATGTGCCCATGTTGCGCATGGCAAGCTGGGAAACGGCGTTGTCGGTATTGGGCTCGTAGACCCAGGTCACACCACCGTCAATGCTGCGGTACAGAATGCTGCCGGCAATCATCCACATGACATGTTGATTGCTCATGCACAGACCGGCGACAATCGGCGGCGTGCTGGCGTTGTAGCCAGGGAAGCAAACGCGAGTCCAGGTCAATCCGGCATCCGCCGTCATCCACAGGTTGCCCGCAGCCCCACCAACGATCCAGTTGTTGGCAGACTTTACGATCACCGTGTTCAGGTTGGCGTTGACCGGCACCGAAGCCGACTGCGCCAGGCTGCTGCCGAGGCGGTAGACATAGACAGCGCCGGCATTGCCGACCGCCACTACCACACCGTCGTTGGCGTGCATGCCGTTGAAGGTCACGGTGCCAGCGTCGTCGAGCAGGGTGATACCGCAGCTCGGATCATTGCGATCTGCCGTGCGATACAGTGCGCCGTCGCTATTGAGAATCAGGGTGGCGCCAATGTTGGCTCCCACGCCGTCCGCAATCGCCTTGACGGTGAAGTTGTAATCGCTCGTGCGCCACAGCCAGGCCGTGCTAGCGGCAATCGCGCCAGAAGCAATCAGGTCGATATGCGCCCGGCTGATCGAGGTCACGACACCATCGGCGTAGACAACGGTAACACTATTACCAGAGCAGATAATGTCGAAGGCGCCGACGCCACGATTGGCGGCCGGAATCTGAATGTCGGTCCAGGTCGCGCCGTTGTCCGTGCTGTATTCGATATAGTGGTCGTCAGTAAAGACATACACTTTGTCGCAGCCACGGGAGGGCGGGCACATGTCGCTGGCGCAGGTCTTGCGTCCGCAAACGGCAATGCCGACAGGCGCACCCTCTGCGGTCAAGCCAGTCTGGCGCTGGGCATAGATCAGGCGGCTCTTAATCTGGAAGAACTCGCCAATCGACACGTCAATCGTTTCGTTGACGGTGCCGCGATCAGCGCTCTGCATAGCCAACACTGGGTCAGTGCCCCAGTTGGTGACATACACATTACGCAAAACCCAGGCGATACTGTACTCGTTGAAGTTATCCAGGTTGGCGCAGGCGCCCCAGTGGATATGGGCGTCAACAGGACATTCGCCGTCGAACATGTCGCGGAAGAGACTGAGCTCAGTCAGACTCAGGCGACCCGTGAAGGTCGTAGTCATGCGGCCGATTTCACCGCGGAAGACCCCGATCTCCTTGTACCCTGCCCCATTGGGATTCGGGCACTCAATCTTGTTCACCTCGCCGCCATCCTGTGTCAGCCCATCGATACCCACGCAGGCGACATAGACGGCTTCAGCCGTGCCGTCGCCGGGACCGCGGGTCATCAGGAAGAGGCGAGCTCGATCGTTAGTTGCGATCATTGAAAATGCTCCTTAACAAATTTGGCTAGACACAAGAATTCCCTTGTCGGTATCGGCAACAAGCTCGCATGCGTGCTGGCAGCCACCCTCCGCGCAGTCTTCCGGTGTCGTCAACGTAACTCGCCCAGTCGCTACGAAAACATTTGGATCGTGCGAACAAACCGTCAGGCCGTGCCAAAAGCCCAGGTCTGGATTCACACCCCAAATATAATCGTCAACCAGGTCCCAAGTCGCTCCGCCGTCAATGGTTCGATACACTCGACAAGGGCTGCGCGTCAAGTAGTACCCAACATTTTTGGTCGAGAACTTTATGTCAACAATGGGAGACGCGCTATTGACCACGGTGCGCCAGGTTCGCCCGGCGTCCGTCGTGCAGTGCAGCCCGCCCCCACAGGTTGCAACAAACCATTCGTCGGAATTGCGCATAACCACAGCGCTGATCTGGCAGGTATCGTCAACACCAGCCAGCGTCAAGCAGTCAATGGTAGAGATAACGCCATTCCGGTAAGCGCTGATTGAGCCAAGCACGGAGCCGAGCAAGAAGTTGTTCTCGTCGACCATGCTCATGAACTCCCAGAAGCCGGACACGCCCAGCGGCTCCTGCGTAATCGACAGCGAGTCCGTATTGACTGCGGTCAGCGTGCCGCTATCGTCAAGCACCCACAGCTTGCCGCCAGCGATATGTACGGCGTTAATCTGGGTGCTAATCTCAATGCGCCGATACTCGCTTAGCTCCCCGTCGTCAAAGTCGCTCAGGGGAATACGGTAGATCGCGCCGGCATGGTCGTCCGCCTCGTTGCCAATGACAAAGAGCGCCTTGCCACTACAGGCAATATGGAACGAGTGCAGCGGCGCGCTCAGCATGTTGAAGGTCGGTATAGTGAAGGCGTAGTCGCGCCACACAATGCCACCGTCTGTCGAGCGCATAATGGTAATGTTGTTTCCGTTGAAATCCGGATCGCCATTGAAGCGCCAGGCGTAGAATGTACTGCAAGGCACCAGGCAGTCCGTGGCGCAGCCTTCTGGGCATGTGGTGACCGCAGCCACCACGCCCTGCTGCGTCTGCCCTCTCGCCACTTCCAAGAGCTTCACGCAGAAGACTTCGTAGATATTAGCCGCCGCCAGATTCACCGTTTCCATGACCGGTGCGGTTTCTCCGCTATTGAGTGCGCCCAGGTTATCGACGTTGTAGCCGCTGAAGGTAGCGTCCTCGATAATGATTGCTGACTCGTAGCTGCCGAAGTCACTCAGATCAACACAGGTCCCGAAGTGGACCTGCACGTCGATTGGCGTCTTGCGGCGTGAAAGCCGTTGTAGTACAGAGCGAGCGCCAAGGATCTTGTAGCCGGCCAGGCTCGTGTTCCAGGGTGACTCGTCGCCGCGGTAGGAATCCACTTGCTCAAACTCGCCGCCAATGTCGCCAGGGCAGTAGATTGGGGTGACTTCGCCGAAGCTCTTATCGACGCCACCCATTTTCATACAGTTGTAATACACATATTCCCGGCCGCAACCGGCGCCCTTCTCAGCGATAAAGACACGGGCGTTGCTATTGAGCAGAATGTTATCCATTAGATCCCCGTCAAAATAAAGCCGTCGATACCGACCAGAGTCATTTCAAGCGCCAGTCCATGTAGGGTTGAGTTCGCTGCCGTGTAGCCAACCGCAACAAAGGTGGTCGGCTCCTCCGGGCAGACGGCTAAGTCATGCATGACTGAGTACTGGGTCAGGCTCGCTGCGTCATCGTTCATTTGCTCCCACTCGGCGCCACCGTCTGACGTGACCCAGATCTCGCCAGGATTGCGCAGCGTGATATAGCCACGATTTTTGGCTGGGAAGCGAATGCTGCGCACCGATCCTTCGCCGCGGGAGAACGAGCGAGCCCAGGTCAACCCGGCGTTGCGCGTGCAGTAGACGTCGCCCTCGTCCGTGCCGACCATCCAGTCAGTCAACGTCTTCATGGCGACGGCAGTAATATCGATTGACAGCGTGCCGTCCGGCGTAACAACAGGCACCTGTCGCAGTCCCTCGCCAGCCTTGCGGTGAGCCAAGGTGCCCGTCGCACCACCGACAATCAGGTTGTCGCGGTCAACGCCGTCAATGTCGTTCCACTGATTCGAGAACAGCACGTCGTCTTCAACCAGATTAACCGCCAGGTTCTGCGGGTTGAACCAGAACACCTTGCCGTTCTCCGTCGCTGCATACACGCGTCCGCCAATCTCGTGCAGTCTGGTTATGGTCACGCCGGTCGACAATAGGTTAAAAGAGACGACCGGTTCGCTATTGAGCGCCGTCACAGGAATGGACATGACTGTGCCATTACCACTGGCGTTGTTGTTCATACAAAAGACCAGGTGGTCGCCCGCGGCCGCCATCCAGAACGAATTAATCAGCTCGCCGGAGTTCGGAAAGCCGCCTGGCAGCTCATGGCGGGTCCAGGTTAATCCACCGTCTACGCTCGCCAATATATATAGGTGATCATAGGCGTCGTTGTTGGTGTAGCTATAGGGCAACTGCAGGGCGTAGAAGTTCTTACCAAACTCGCGCCCGGTTTCCCAGTTGTAGTAGCTGTGAGCAACGCCCACGATTTGCCCACCAGCCGGCGCCACATTGCTGCCGACGCGCGCCAGCTCAACGGCGAATAGCTCGTAGACCCGTGCGGCCGTGATATTAATGGTCTCCATAATGGGCGCTGTCTCACCGCTATTCAGGGCGCCCAGGCTATCGGCGGAGTAGTTGTTGACATCCACGTCCTCAAAGACCAGGGCTGTCTCGTACTGCCCAAAGTCGCTCAGATTGGCACAGCTCCCAAAGTGAAGCTGCAGATCAAAGATTTGGCGGTTGCTATACAGGCGGTGCAACAGTGACGGCGTGTTTGCCGGCTTGTAACCCATGATTGAACTCGACCATGGCTCTTGCTGCTCGCGAATCACCGCTATCTGCCTGTTTCGTCCGGGTCGACTACGGTCGGGCAGGTAAATCGGCGACAGGTCAGCCCCGGCTTGCTCCAGGTTGCCCATCTTGCCGCAGGCATAATACGCATATTCATCGCCGCACCCGGCGCCTTCCTCGGCGACGAATATGCGGGAGTTGCTATTGAGCAGGAATGTGTTCTCAGCCATTAGTCCCCAATAATCACAAAGCCTGACAGGTCACCATAGGACACCGCAGTTTCAGACGCGTAGTAAGCGCTCTCGTCGTCTGCCGTATGTCCAACCGCCACAAAGATCGTTGGGTCAAGTGGGCAGGCGACAAAGTCCTTCATGAGTGAGTAGGTCGATAAGCCCGTCGTCACTGCCTCGATCTGGGTCCACTGCGATCCGCCGTCCGAAGTCGTGTAGACGTTGGCAGGGCTGTGTAGCACGATATAGCCCCGGCTGTTGGTCGGGAAAAGCACACGACGCACAACGGAACCCTGGCTGGTGAAAATCAGACTCCAGGTAACACCAGCGTCACTCGTGCAGTAGACGGCGCCATTCTCCGTCCCAATGACCCAGTCGTCCCGCCCCTTCATAGCGACAGCCGTAATGTCGTCGGCAATGGGCGACCCGTCGATATTGATCGGCACCGTGCGCAGACTCGTACCATTGCGCCGTACTGCTAACGTCCCTGAGTCGCCAACGACTAGGAAGTTGTCGTAGTCTAGTCCGTCAAAGTCATTCCAGCGATTGGTGTACAGTGAGCCGTCCTCAATATAGTAGACCGCCATGGTTGACGGCCGCACCCAAAAGACCTTGCCGTTTTCAGTAACGCCGTACACGCGAGAGCGCATACGCTTCAGGCGGGTAACCATAGCGCCCAGCGTAACCGTGTTGTTATACTCGGTTGTTGCAGCGTCGAGCCTTGTGACCGGAATGCCATACAGGACACCTGTGGCGTCGCCAGACAGAATGATATGATTATTGGCGACGGCAATGTTGAGCGAGTCGCTGTACTCTTCCGGTATAGCAGCCGGTGCGTCGGTTTCGTGGCGGGTCCAGCTTAGCCCACCGTCGTTGCTGGCAAGGATATAAAAGAACGATTCATCCTCGACGAAAGTCAGCGGCAATTGTAGAGCATAGAAGTTCTGGCAAGCCTCAGCGTCGCCGTTGACACAGTCGTAGGGGCTATAGGCGACGGCCGGCACCTGACCACCCAGGGCAACCTGATTGCCGGCTGCGTGAACCAACCCAACCGTAAACAGTTCGTAGACGTTGGCGGCGGTTATATTGACTGTCTCCATGACGGGCGCAGTTTCGCTACTATTGAGCGCCCCCAGTCCGTCAATGTTGTAGCTGGAAATCTCGACGTTCTCGAAGACGAGCGCCTGCTCAAAGTCGGAGAAGTTGCTGAGATCGTTGCATACGCCAAAGTGAACCTGTAGGTCGAACTTGCAGCGTTCGCGCGCCAGCCGTGCCAGGACAGAAGGCATGCCGGCCGGCTTGTAGCCGGTGATTGTGCTGGTCCAGGCACCGTCGCTTGCCTTCACGACCTGCACCTGGCGGAAGCGCCCAGCCTTGGACGGATCGGGGCAGTAGATCGGCGTTGTTTCGCCGGCGCTACGGTCGAGACCGCCCATCTTCATACAGGTGTAGTAGTTATAGTGCTTGCCGCAGCCAGAGCCTGCCGGTGCAATAAAAATACGAGCATGGCTCGTTAGCATATATGCCATTAAAACGCCCCCGTCGATACCATGCCGCCTGGCATCATATTCTTAATCTCAAGCGCCTTGCGGAAGGCGTCTACCTCACCCCGTCGTGTGCCGAATGGATTATCTGCCAGTTTCAACGTCAGGAAGTAAGACCCCTCGTTGCGGTTCGAGTAGTTCATGGTCGCCTGCAGCTCAGCAAAGCGGTCGGTGGTGCGGTCGCAGGTGCACTGGCAGACCGCCTTTGGTAGCCGTGCCGCCGCCAGCAATGCCACAATCTGCTCAGTCTCACTGCTATCAAAGCAGGTGCTGTCGCAACCGAAATCGCTGGTATAGCCGTGCCAGTAGTAAAGCTTAACAAAGTCCGGGTCGCGACTACAGGCTTGGCAATTGCCGTCCGTACACCACTGCTCTTCCTCTGCGTTCCATGTGCCACGCACTGCCTGCACAGCGCCTTTGACGCCGTAAGTATTGCCGACGACGCAGCCAGGGCAATAGCTCAACTGGCAAATGTCACAGGAGCCGCAGGAGCAACCTGGGTTGCCACGCCAGCCAAACTGGGCTGCGGCTACAGTGCGGTCAAAATAGCGGCGCACCACGACCAGTTCCTCCGGGTAAGTCGCCGGCGAGAGTAGGTCGATAATCGGCGACATGTTGTTGTTCAGACAGATTCCGCAGTCAGCCGGCTCCTCGTAAAGCTCTGGACGAATGGCTACCCAAGGATCAATCTCAATACTGGCTATGCCGTCCGCAATCTCAATGCGCGGCGAGTGAATCTTGTAGGCTCGGTCGCAAACGTGACCGACGTGATACACTTCAATCTCGCACTCAAGCACACAGGACTCGACCTCGACTTCAAGCAAAATGCGCTTCGGGCAGTCCACATTATTCTTGCTCGTATACAGGTCGCCGTTGCGATCGTAGATTTGCACCGGTACTGTGCCGAGCTCGGCGACCGACTGGCGACCCCAGGCTAAGACCGGCTCGTCATTGATCACGTAGAGCCCATTAGCCCTTCTTGTCTCAGCCCGTACTCGGCTACTGCTAGACGATGGCAGCTCGCCAAGATAAATGCTGCCGTAGGCGTAGTCACGGGCTGGTCCACAGCCACCGTTATAGGGCAGGATAACGCACTTCTCTTGCGGGTAGATCGGTATGCCCCAGAAGGCTGCCAAGTCACGCTCGGCTTCGGCGATCGCATTCGCCAGGTCATCGCGCGTAACGACAGACGAACCGGCTTGGTGTGGACCTTGATACCAAAACTCATTGCAGCCAGTCATGCAGCCATAGTGGCAGACGGGCTCGAAGGTGGCGCCGTTGAAGGCTACTGGGTTGAGTCCAAAGATCTCGGCAAACCTATCGAGATCTAATACTTTTGACTTTTTCGAGAAACGACTCCAGGCCATCCAGGACCTCCACCAAATTGAGCATGAACGTGTACACGCCATAAGCCGCAAAGAACTCGGCAACGGTATAGAGAGAGAAGCTGCGCGCCGTCAGCAGGACGGCAATAATATTCGTCCAGATACCCGTGCAGTACATGCACAGGAGCATGAGACCAACCTCGGTCGTCGCCACATATTTAGGTATCTCTTCGGGCGGCGTATCAGTCATCGCAATGTAGCGATTCAGTTGCTCGCCCGTTGCCGTATCGCTAGGCAAAATGCCGGCTAGCTCGCGAATCCGTTCAAGCAGGCGATAGGGTCCGCGCTCGTTAACCAGCAAATGCGCAATGGCATAAGCGACTAGGGCTCGTAGTAAGATCATCGCCATAACAATGCCTGCCTTTGCACTCTGTCTACCCTGGACATCCATGACACGCCGTAGCGCGCATAGTTTGACAGGGTGCGGTAAAAATAGCGGCGCCATTCATTGTAGGCGTCGAAGGTGCCGGTCACGCTCGACGCCAGTAGCGCCGTGCCAACACCGGCATTGACCGCAAAGTCGAACACGGTCAGGTTGAGCGGAAAAGGCAGCATGGCTGCCCCACTTGGCACCCAATAGCTATCGTGATAAATCTTGCGCATGCGCTCCATGGTGAGCTGAGAGACACGCACGTAGGGGTGCGCCTTTTGGCTAATGCCCCACAGTGTGACGCCGCCCGGATCATGTTGGTCAGTCGATAGCCCACCCTCTTCGCGCAGAACAAAGCGCAGGCAGCGACCAAAATCACCTTCGACAAGTCGGTCAATTAGAATGGTCCGATTCGCCGATTGCTCGGCTATCCAGCCGGTGCGCCCGTTGCGGACCTGCCACCAGATTAATCCAGCGCGCTCAATGGGACCGCCTGTAATAACGAGCTTCGTGTCGAAGTCAAGCGTCTCAAGCCATGTACCGTTCGGCTCGCGTCGGAGTTTAGTCGGCGTGACCACGACCACAGAATCACCTACCAAAAGTTCTGTCTTCATAGAATCTTCCCCAATGGTCGCCGATCATTAATCGGACGTGATCGGCGACCATTGGCAATGTTAGTTCTTTTTAACTTCGACCGACTGCCCACCCGTCAGGCTGACCGGCTGATTGGTCAGGAAGCGCAGGAAAATGTTCAGTACGCCAGACACCCAGGCGATATGAGCCGGGTTGACGCCCAGCACGTCGTAGCTGGTAAGGGCAAGGACGGCGAGCGTGATTGTGATCGCGTTGATCCAGAACGTTCTGCTAGCCGCAATACTCTTAGTCCCTACAGTCGTTGCCTCTTCGATCATTTCTTCCTCCCGATTTCTAATGCTATCCCACTCGGAATACCGCTCGTTTGCTGGCAGTGTGCCACTGATTCGATCTGCCCGTGCCCCTAGTCGACAGGCTGACCAGTAGAGCACGAAGATGAGTGCGCTTACAATGCCCCAGAGCTTCAGAATCCACCACAGCGTATCCATTACGCCTCCTGCTTCCGCCGTACCTTTCGACGCTTTAGTCCAACAGCCGGTAAATCAGCGTGCTTGCGGCGCATAATGCGCTTGTGCCAGAACGGTCTGACCTGCAGCGCTTCTTGTGAGGCGGCAACGGCGTTCTGTATGGCTTTTCTCTGCTGCTCATTCATGATTTCTCACCCAATCCATATCGCAAACCAGGCGTCCGGCATAGGGGTGTCCGGCACTATTTCCGGCTGCAATTCGACATATCCAATCATCTTGGTCGCCGCAATTATCGCAATCGGTGTCATTTCAACGTACCCAATTATCTTGGTCGATAGAACGACCGTAGCTGGCGAAAGCTCGACATAGGCGATAGCCTTTGTGACTGCTACAATGGTCGTCGGTGACAGCTCGGCGTAGCCAACAACCTTGGTGCTACTCACCGTGGCGGCCGGCTGCATTTCAACGTAGCCAATGACCTTGGTACTATCGACCCTCGCCGCAATGGAGCCTGAAAGTGAAGCACTTGGCGTGAGACCGCCAGTCAACCTCTTGATCGCCCGCTTCAGAAGTCCGCCAGCGCTTGCTACTGCGCCAGATAGCGATACGTACATGCGCTTGGCTAACGTGCCGCTCACGCCCACTGCACCAGTCAGGCGATACGTGAACTGCTTTGTCAGGCTTCCGACTGGCGTTAACCCACCTGACAGGTGCTTTGTTACCGACACCTTCAGAGATCCGGCTATCGTGACAGCGCCGGTCAACACGCGTACCGAGCTCTGCATGACGGCGCCAGCGCCGGACGGAGTAGAGGCACCACCCTGGGAGAACGCGAGCATTGGATTAAGGCCCGCCTTTTTCATGTCGGCCATTGCACGCTGATAGGCGGTATTGCTCATGCGCTCCTGAAATTCCATCTGCTTTTTAGCGATTTTCATGTTGGCGCGATTAGCAGAGGACTGCCCGATAGCACCAAGGCCACCGGAGATGACCGACGCGCCTATCATTCCACCGGCAACCATAGCAGGCATTAGAGATCCTTCCAGGCGTTACGGGCAGCCACGATTTCGTCAGTAAGAGCGCAGATTTCCTGAATAGAGGGAGGGTGCGATCCCTCCCTCAAGTAGCCCGGATGGATTCGCCAGGACACCAGCTGGACAAACAGGAAGTCCCACAGATCCATTAGAAGTGATCCACCAGGCCAGGGACGGAGTACATCGGCAGAGGACGAGCGGCCTTATTGCGGAACAGACAGTCAAGGACGAATTGCCGACCCGTCTGCTCGGTCGTTGCGCTGATGCGGTCCACCGGAGGGTTGTCCAGGATGAACGTATCGTTGAGGGTCGGCAGAGCCGTGAACTTTTGCGCCAAATGCCAAACGTCAAGCGGCTGAGCGAAGGTAGAGCGAAGCTGGCCGGTGATGAGCGAGGGCTTGTAGCGGTATTCGGCCCAACGTTCCTGATAACCGAATACGTCGTTATCGGTAGCCGTACCGGTGCAGTAGATTTCCTTATTGAGAACGGCCTGCTCGCCAAGCATCGCAAAGACCGGCCAGTAATAGTCATAGCGGGTCGAGCGGGTCCACATGCGGTTAAGACCCTGTTGGTAGTTCAGGTCCGCGCGCACGGAGACCAGGCCAATCACGTAGCCATGCTCGGTGAAGGACTGGGTAAACCCGTTACGGGAAACAGCGGTGCCGAAGGCAGAGAGGGTGCCGAGCGGCGTGTCGGTATAGCCGGTGTCAGCCGGGGAACCGGACGTCTGAGCGATAGGCGCGATGTTGATCGGGACCGAACCGCCGCCTAGGTATTCAGGACGCTGTAAGCGAGCATCAGGAGAAAGCACGCCGAAATGGCTGCGCACCAACTCAGTATAACGAGTGCCGCCACGAGCATCGCGCTCAAGAAGTTTCTGAATCTGGAAGGCCTGGCGTATCTGATTGATCGTCGCGGCCGTGGCGGTCGAAAGGTCGGCATAGAGGTTGTCCGGGTAGAGGTTCTGAGCGATGCTGACCCCGTTTGAATCACGGCCGAGACCACCGGTAGAGCCGACGCCAAGCGCGCCGTCGTCGGTTACGCGAGCGCCAGTATTGACCTGGGAGAAGTAAAGCGCGGTATTGCCGGTGCCGGTGACAAGCTGAGTCGTGCCGGTACGGACGGTAGCCTGACCGCCCAGGGGAAGCGTGACCGAATCACCCTTCTGGACCCACGGCAGGCAAGAAGTGAAGTAGTCATGACGCTTGCCGCGACGAAGCAGACCGTAGTTGGTATTCGGCTCGGAGGCGTCGCCGGTGCTGAGAGGCGCCGGATTCTGGAGGTTCTGGTCGCGGTACCATTCGTTCCAGATGAGGTTATAGGCGCGGAACGGCAGCGCATTCGTGGCGACGGTAGCGCCGGCGCCAATCTGTCCAGCAGTCGGGAGACCGAAGTAATCGGCCAGGGAGCCTTCCGCCCAACCACCCGCGGGGGAAGTGACGGTGGGGATTGTGTAGTCAATGGAAGAAAGCGGCTGCGTGCGCTCGCCCATGAATTTCTGCCAGTTGTCCCACACCAAACGATTCGGGACGAAGAAATAGAAGGTGTCGAGGTAAAGGTTATCGATGATCGGGACGATAGGGGTAGCCAGGCGCGCGAACATCGTAGCCGAGAGGTTGAACGAGTCGCCCGGCAAGACTTCCTCGACATACACCGGAACCAGGACGCCAGAGTCCAACGTCGTTTTGTACGAGGATTCGATCTTGAAGCCCGAGCGGGGGATATCCGCACGGGGGACCATGGAGAACTGATGGACGTTAACGGACTGGTTCCGGTGCATGGTTTTACGCCTTGATGATGAGGTCTTTACCGACGGCTACCTGGGCAGGACGGGTCGTGTCGAACTCCCCGGTTTGATCGTCGTATTCGCCCAGGAGAAAGAGGTCGAAATCTTCGGGATGCTTCGCCAGCTGGTTGTTATCAGCCGGCCGGTTAATTTCGTCAGAGAAGGAACGGACAGCGCCGCCAACGGAGGTCGCGTAGAACGGCTGGCCGTAAGCGTCAATGGCGCGATCGCGCACGGTGAAGATCTTATATCGCATGAGACTTTGCTTCCTTATACCGAGAATGTTTAGCCAGGGCGCAGCGCTCACGCACAGCAAGCCTAGCGGCGGTATTGTCCGGGGAAGCTAGAGCCTTTTCAACGGCTCTTTCCTGGAGATCTTCGTAGGCGTCGGGATCAATTGTGTCCAAGAGATCTTTGAACCGATCCGGGATCCGATAGCGCGTGTCCTGCGCATAGCACGCCCCATGAGTGAAAACCTCCGGGTAATACCGACGTATCCAAGCGTCGCCCAAGCCAGGGCGGAGGGACATTCGGCCATATGGAGCCTTTAAGGACATAAGCTCGCCGGTGGTGTCGTCGAGCCAGGTGGGGGCGGAGCAGTCTTTGAGGACGTACCCGGAGCAGTAGCGGGCGGACTGCGGCGTGACGGTTCCGATTTCGTGCAGGCCCCGGCCCCATAGCCGGGCAAGGGTAGCGCTTTTGAATACTGGATAGCCACGCCGCACGCTGAAACGGTCAACATCAGGAAGATCGAGACCAAAGAGTAAAGCGTGATAGTGCGGACGCTTCGTCTGCTCGCCGTACTCGCCGCACATGAGGTATCGAAAAGGGCCCAGGGCGCGACGAACGCGCTTAGCGAATAACTGCCAGTCCCGGTGGCGTAGTTCGCCCCTGGGCGGGAGGTTCGCATCATCGTAGGTGAGCGTAAGGAACCAGTTGTGCGGAGAAAGCGAAGCTTCCGCCAGGCAGCGAAACGCCCACATTTGCTGGCGGTTGATGCGGCAGCCGATGCATTGGCCGCAGGGAATCTCAATCTCACGATGGTCTTTCTTTTCGGAGAACTGCACAGGTCCTCCGTCCGGGGGTTGCCAGCAAGTGACCGGACGGAAGCAAGGCATGCATTAGAGGCGGATACCGCCACGCATGGGAGCCGCCTTCATATTCGGGGCCTTCGTGCGCTGGCTTTTCTGGCGGAACGAACGAGCCGACGCGGACTTATTGACGTTGAAACGGCGCATTGAGAACGGTTCCTATCTTGTGTGGATAACCTGTGGATAACCTGTGGATAACTTTTAACAAAAAGCTTGACAAGGTGCAAGATTCGGACGGATGATTCTTTTTAGCGCTTCGCCTGGCGAGCGCGCCAAAGCGCACGTCGCCCAGGCAAAGCGCATAGAGAGCAGCAGCAATAGCTGCTTTTTTTTTGGGCGGGAGAGTTCCCCCCAAACCCCCCATTTTGAGGTGACTTGGTGTCACCTAGCACAGTTAGGAACAAGGGACTAACTGTGCGGCTTTCGGAGAAAGCAGGAGACCGGAGGGTTATCCACAAGGGTCCACCGGCGCGAACGAAGGGGACAAGCCCCTTCGCGCCCGTGGACTTTGTGGATAACCCGGAGGGAGAGAAGAAGCGCGGCGGGTGGGCCGCTTGAGCTGCTTTAGATGAACCGCTAGCGGAACGCGGCCCATGCGCCGCGCGGAACTAAGAGAAGGAGGGTTTTGCAATGAAGAAGAAAACGAGAACGGAGACGAGCGTTACAGAGGATGAAACGCCGGAGCAGCCGTATCGGATTACCTGGGCAGTTAGGACGCCGCTAGGAAGGACGGCGGTTAGCCAGATGTTGCAGATGGCAAAGAGTGAGGCGAGGGCCGTTAACCAGGCCCTCGCCATTATCCGACATGATTACCCGCAAGGGGTAGTGATCGGCTGCGACCTAGCTACTCGGGCGCCTTTGATGGCTCCGGCGTTGAAGGATTGGGAGCTAGACCCCACTCGCGGAGCTTCGGGAGATTCGCAGGATTGACACAGAAGTCAGCAAACGCGCCGGGGTCGTTATTGAACTCGGCGCGGATGTTGGACGGAATAGACATGAAATTAGCTTCGGCACGACGGACAGCTTCTATAGCCGTGGCGTAATCGTCGATGCCGGAGAAGTCGCCGTACTCGGGGAGGCGGAGCGACTGAGGGAGCCGACCGGTTACGCCGAAGTTTCGGACGATGGTATTGATGTCGGCTTCCTCTTTTTGGGACTGGATAGCCATAGAGGGCTCGGGACAAGCGAGCCCGTGGAGATTCGACCAGGCGGCGCGGTCGATGTTGGAAAGCGTACGGACGCGGGGAAATTTGATCATTTGATGAGTGCCTTTAGGAACTGGAGGACTTTACCTTCGGGACCAGCAGAGGCCCAGAAAGCGGCTTCCGCTTCGGCAGCGGGAATGTCGGCTTCCTTAGCGCGAGCCATAGCCGCGTTATAGCGGACCTCGAGCGCGGCGAGTTGATCAGCGTATTTAGCCTTAGCAGCAGCGACCGTCAGATTCTCGGTGGCGATTTTTTCAGCCAGGCGAGTAACCTGGGTGTTAGAGATGATGCTTTCAGTTTCCGCGTTGATTTTGCGGAGT